TGCCATCTTTGCCATGCCTACTTCAAGACCACCTTCGTCGAGAGTACCTTGGTTAGTTCCTAACTGCGGTCCACCAAAAGGTGTATCAAAGTTATCCATAAGATCAGCAGTTATAGCAATAAAATCACTAATAGCTCCCAATCCTTCATAGCTATACCATTTACCATCCCAACCTTTATAGCTTCTAGGTTTCCAACCAAGCTGTTGTCTAGTTTTTCGCCTTGTCTTGTCATATATACCATTGCCATGAAGACGATCACTTGTAAACATTATTGCTGCTCCACCCACCATTGTCATACCAATAGCTTTTCTACCTCTAAGTTCAGCTCTTATAGTGTTATATGCAGATTCCATATCTACATTTTTGACATCTATTCCTCTATCAGTTAAAAGTCTAATGACATCAGACTGAGCCATTTGATCAAAATCTTTACCAAATTTGTCAAAATTTTTCAAAAATAATCCAAGAGGACTATGACTAGCTGTGAAACTAATCATGTTAGCGGATGTTTTTGGAAACATTAAGAAAGGTCTTAGAAGAGGTAATTTTTTAATTAGTACATTTAAAGAGTCAACAGCAGAATTATCAAGGTTCATTGCTATTTCCTTACTGGCATACTCAACACCTTTATCAGTAACCATTCCAGTACTGTCAAACATTTCATCGTAAACTTTTTTCTGAATACGATTAATTCTTTTAGCTGTAACTTTCTGACCTTTTGCCATAATTTGATCGAAAGCTCTACCTTTCGCTTCTACACTTCCAATCCAAGCTCTAGTAAATCCATCCATTGCTGTCATAGAGTTTGCACTATATCTAAGCCAAGGATGTTCAGCTATATCATTCATAGCTTCAATTTGATTAACTAATGCTGCTGGTCCAAAATTACCTTCTTGTTCAGCTGCATCAGCAATAGCTCTAAGTGCTTTAACATTCTGGTCATTTTTTATAGCAATATCAGATCTAGTTATATAACCAACGGATGTTGGATCAGTCCAAGCTTTTCTAAAAACAAATTTAAAATGATCCATAGCTCGTTGGGTGTTTTCCCCAATACCACTAAAGTACATATAATTTGCTTTACGAATAGTTTGAAAATCACCTTTAGATAATGCTCCAGCATATGTGGCAATAGGTCTTTCAATCATTAAAGCAACGTTTGAAGCCATTGCTTTTAATGGAGTACCTACAGAAGACAGAACTGAGTTGTAGATATTACTCCATACACCTTGCATAAATAAAGAATCAAACTCTCCATTGAAATCAATAAGACCTTTTCTTAAAACACCACCAGTACTTTGCTTAAAGTATTCATTCATTCTTGCAATATTTTGCACATTGCCTTGAGTAGCTTCATATGCCATAAATAGTGGCTTTAGCATATGTGGTTTTTCTTTACTTAATGCTCGAATAGTTTCGATTGCTTGTCTAGATGATTCAGCAATCTCTTCAAACTGAGCTAAGGTATCATCACTATTTTCTTTTAAATATTTATAAGCATTTTCCATTACCTTGGCTTTACCACCGTAATTAGAAAAATCTAATTTCTTGCCATACTTACTAAAAGGATTAATTCTATTCCAAAGATTTAACATATTAAGTGCTCTACCCCTGGCGTAAGATGTTTGCCCTTTAATAGTCATTAGGTATTGCAATCTATCTAAGATCTGTTCTTGTGCATTTTGAACTGCTGTAGTTCCATCCATTAATCTCATCCCTTCAGCTAAACCAACAACTTGGTCAGCTAAAGATTCAGAAACATAGGCTTGAGCACGAGCTAGATCCATATTCATGTAATCATCAAAGTACTTAGATATAGCTTTAGTAACTCCTACATAACCTTCAGTCTTTAAAACTTTTGCTCCAGTATCAGCATCGATACCTTCAAAGTTAGATAAAAGCCTTTTCATTTGATCTTTACTATCAAACTCATATAGAGCTGACGCAATATCTTCTCCAACTTCTACTGCTTGTTTATGAGTTATTTTTACACCTTTAGGTGAGTGCCATTCGATATCTAATTTAATGTTCTTGACTAATTCCTTCATAGTCATATGACCACCGTCTTTAGCTTTAATAGTGTTCTTAAGAGCTGAGTCAGTAAAGATACTACCTACGTCTCCATCAACACTATCTATATTATTTACTATTCGATAGTAGTCATATTGAGCAGCAACAATCCCTCCCGGATCTGCTGTTCTGAAACCTACTTCATAATCATCGTAAACATCATGAACACCTTTAATGGGTTGATCTAAATCAACACTTTCCTCCATGTTGACTCTACCCATCTCATTAAATTGAGCGGCTCTAGCCTCATTGTTTACTTTGATCTCTGTATCTATATCTCCTTTCTTTGCCTTCTTAAAATTCTTTTTAACGAATTTAGTTGCTTCTTCATTTTTTGGAATCCAACTAAGAGCTTCATCTGTATTCTTTACAGCCCTAGCAAGTTTTGTCGCACCTAATAAGAAGTCTCCAAAGAAACTTAGACCAATGCCTTCATTTCTATTCTTCATTCTTTTAGTATCAGGACTATCGGAATCTAGTGTTGCTATATCATCTGGAACCCATCCATATGTCTGCGGCCACATCTTCTTAAGTGAGCCAGTTGCATTATCTTCAAATTCATTAAACTCTACAATTTGGTCAACTACTGCACCAGAGGCAGCATCTATACCAGCACTACCAAACCATTTCATTAGACGTTTATCACCTAATGCCCATTTAACTTTGGCGTGAGCTTGTACTCCTCCTTTTTTAAGTAAGCCAGAGATTCCTAAACTAGGAACAATGATAGAAGACATTTGTCTAATGCCTTGAAGAGTTGCACTTTCGTATTGTGG